CATGTTCTATAAACTTTGGCATGATGCCGAACGTCATAAGAACAGTTATATTCCTCTTGAAGTTCACTGGTCTCAAGTACCAGGCAGAGATGCGAAGTGGAAAGAAGAGACGATTGCTAATACTTCACAAAGACAATTCACTCAGGAGTTTGAATGTGAGTTTCTGGGATCGGTTGATACTCTAATCAACCCAGCAAAGCTTAGATCACTTGTCTATGAAGATCCAATTAAACAAAATGGAAAATTAGATGTTTATGAAGATCCAGTAGATGATCATCAATATGTAATGACAGTTGATGTTTCTAGAGGAACTAATCAAGACTATTCAGCATTTACTGTGTTTGATACTACAACAATTCCATATCGTCTTGTTGCAAAATTTAAGGATAATGATATTAAACCTATCGTACTTCCCAATATTATCCATCAAGTTGCAAAAGCATATAATAGATCTTATATTTTAATTGAAGTTAATGATATTGGTGCTCAAGTTGCTGACATTTTACAATATGATTTGGAATATGACAACCTTCTTATGTGTTCTATGAGAGGTCGTGCTGGACAGATTGTTGGAACAGGATTCTCTGGAAAGAAAGCATCATTGGGTGTCAGAATGACTCAAGCAGTTAAAAAAGTTGGATGTTCAAACTTAAAAGCACTAATTGAAGAAGATAAACTTTTAGTTAAGGACTATGATACTATCAGTGAACTTACAACATTTATTCAAAAGCAAAATAGTTTCCAAGCTGAAGAAGGTTGTAATGATGACTTAGCAATGTCATTAGTTATCTTTGCTTGGTTGGCAATGCAACCATATTTTAAAGAACTACATGATAATGATGTTCGTCAAAGAATTTATGACGATCAAAGAGAAGCAATTGAAGCAGATATGTCACCGTTTGGTTTTATATCAGATGGGTTAGATGATCAAGAAAGTTTTGTAGATGACAATGGTGATAGATGGCATGTAGATGAATATGGAGACAGGGCATTTATGTGGGAATTTAGATGATGGAAAGGGAAATTGATGAGTCTCTTGAGTTAGAACATATTCTATTCACTGAGAGAAAATGTAGGTCTTGTCGTAAGGTTAAAAATTTATTAGATGACTTTTACCTAACTCACAAAGATCGTGGTCCTTTCCCTTCAGCATATTCATATGAATGTAAAGAGTGTACAATTAAAAGAATAACAGTGAGTAGGATGACTGGGCAAGTGTTAGATAAATGGGAATATCCAGACTGGTAGAATGTTCACGCACTGTTTCCCCATTTGAAACTTTGTAATTTATAAATATTGGTAGAATCTAAATGATATTCTAAGGAGAATAACACATGGCATCTACTCAGCTATCACCTGGAGTAGTGGTTGTCGAAAGAGACCTTACTACAGTTGCTAATACAGTCGTTGATAATGTTGGAGTAATCGCTGGTGCTTTTGAAAAGGGTCCCGTTGAAGAAGTTGTAGACATTACTTCCGAGAGACAACTTCTTTCTGTTTTTGGCAAACCAAACGATGACAATTATGAATTTTGGTTTTCTGCATCGCAGTTTTTACTGTACGGTGGTTCACTAAAAGTTATCCGTACCACCAATGCTTCACTTAGAAATGCTATTGATAAAGCACAAGTAACAGTAGCAAATCTAACTGCTAACGATACTACTATCACTGTAGTATCTTCACTTAATTTCACAGTTAACGATTACCTCAAAATTGATGATGAAATTGTTAAGGTTACTGCAGTTAGTGGTAACGATGTAACTGTTCTAAGAGGACAACTAGCAACCGCTGCAGTATCACACTCAGCAGGAAGACCAGTAACACTCATCGAACCACAGGGTGCAAATGCAACCACAATCGATGAAGGTGCGACTTTCAGTTCATCCGATACCACTTTAACTGTTGATAACTCAGCATCTTTGAGTATTGCAGTTAACGGATATATTCTTATTGAGAATGAAATTCTTCAAGTAACAGCAATTTCTGGTGACAATCTAACAGTACTAAGAGGACAACTTGGAACTTCTGCATCATCTCATGCAAATGCTACTGCAGTAACTAAGGTTATCGTTTCTGTAGATGCAACCAATCTTAATGAGACTACTACTACTGGTGTCACACCACCACTAATTAAGAATCTAAGTTTCTATGAAACTACCGTAGAGTCAGCATCAAATCCATGGAGCTGGGCTATTCGTACTCCAGGTTCTTATGGTAATTCAGTCAAAATTGTAATGACTGATGCTGGTGCTGATCAAGTACTAAGTTTATCTGCACCAACATCTGGTGTAGAATGGGACTTCCCAACTTCTAATGCAATTGCTTTCCCTGGGGCTGGTGTTACTGGTAAAGTTTATCACTACTCAGTATTAATTAGACTAGCATCTATTAACCTAAGTGGAACATTTGAAGTTGGTGATGCGGTTACAGCACAATCTGGAACAGTAACTGGAACTGTTGTTTCTTATGATCCAGGTCGTAGACTTGTAGAACTTACAAATTTAGGTGGAACAACATATTTCCAAGCAGGACAAACTTTAGATGGTCCTGATGGTGATGGAACTATTGAAGTTGTTGAGAGAAAACTCTATGCTCACTTAACATCAGTAGCGAAATTCCAAGCAAATCAAACTGTATCGGATGATGCTGCAAGATCTGTAACTATTCAGGCAGTAAGAGATGAGTATGAAGATCGTGAGTATGGTGATGGGCAGAGATGGATCAATGTTGCTCCACGTCCTGGAACATCACAGTTCATCTCAGAAAGAGGTGGAAAGAATGATGAAATGCACATTCTTGTTTTAGATGCCGATGGTAAGATCACTGGTTCACCAGGTTCACTTTTAGAGAAGTTCCTCTTTGTTTCCAAAGCAAGCAATGCTAAGGGTCCACAAGGTGAGAACAACTACTACAAAGATGTCATCAAAGCAAATTCACAGTATCTATACTGGGGTTCACATGAACAGAATGAGATCTTTGATGTTAATGATAACACTAGTGGTGCGATTGGTCAAAGTGGCATCAATAGATCATTTGACCTATTAAAATCATCAGTAGCATTTACCAATACTTTAGGTGAAACACTTATTGGAACCAAAAATAATGCTACTATTCAGTATGTATTCTCTGGTGGTTCGGATGGTTATTCAATTTCTAGAGATCAAATCCTATCTGCATATGATCTTGTAGCTGACCAGGAGACCGTTAAGGTAGATTACCTACTCATGGGTCCATCATTTGGTTCCTTCCAAGATAGCGTTGCTAAAGCACAGAAACTAATTGATATTGCAAATACCCGTAAGGATTGCATCGCATTCATCTCACCAATTAGAGGAGATGTAATTGGACAAGTAGATCCTAATGTTATTGTTGATCGTCAAATTGTATTCTATAGTTTACTTGCATCTTCATCATATGCTGTATTTGATAGCAACTATAAGTACATCTATGATAAGTACAATGATACTTACCGCTACATCCCATGTAATGCTGACGTTGCAGGTCTATGCCTACAGACAACAGTAAATCAGGAGCCTTGGTATTCACCAGCAGGTTTAAACAGAGGTAACCTCAAGAATGCTATTAAAGTTGCATTCTCTCCACTAAAGGATCAAAGAGATAAACTCTATGCTAACCGTATTAACCCAATCGTTAATTTCCCAGGTCAAGGTATTGTCCTCTTTGGAGATAAGACTGCTCTAGGTTATCAGTCGGCATTTGATAGAATCAATGTCCGTCGTCTCTTCCTTGCAATTGAAAGAACAATTTCAGATGCTGCAAAACAGCAACTCTTTGAACTAAATGATGAGATTACTCGTTCATCGTTCAAGAATATCATTGAACCATATCTCAGACAAGTTCAGGGACGCAGAGGTATTGTTGATTTCTTAGTTGTTTGTGACGGAACAAACAACCCACCAGAATCAATTGATCGTGGTGAATTTTACGCAGAAATCTACGTGAAGCCAACCCGTTCTATCAACTTCATCACCCTCACATTTGTTGCTACCAGAACTGGTACTGCATTTGCTGAAATTGTATCTTGATTTAAATAAATACTAACGATAAAGGAGACAATTCAAAATGGCAAGTAAGTCAAGAGCAAGCATTGATACATTTAGATCATATGTCGATTCGGATTTTGCTCGTCCTAATCTGTTCCAGGTGGAGTTGAACTTCCCTTCTTCTCTAACTGGAACCTCAACAGGTGGATCGGCAACTAGCGATCTTAAGAAGAAGTCACTAGTTCTTGTTAAGGCAGCGAACCTCCCAGCATCAACTGTTGGTGTTATTGAGGTTCCTTTCCGTGGTCGTACACTAAAGATCGCTGGAGATCGTACTTTTGAACCTTGGACAGTTACTGTCATGAACGATGCGAAGTTCCAACTTCGTTCATATTTTGAACTTTGGATCTCTAAGATTCAATATCAGAACGAGAACTATTCTGATTATACAAAAATCAGTGACTACCAAACTTCGGCAACCGTAAGACAACTTGGTAGACAAGGTGATGTTCTTCGTTCATACGAATTCCAAGGTGTATTCCCAACTAATGTAAGTGCAATCGACCTTGCATGGGAATCAAACGATTCGATCGAAGAGTACACTGTTGAGTTCCAAGTTCAATACTGGACCCAGAAAGCTGAAGGTGAAGCAGAATCCCTAGATCAGAAGTAGGATAAATAATCCAGTAGAAGTACTGGAGCACCTCTAGATTATGACGCAGCAGCAATCTCGTCTATTTGGATATAGTTTGGAAAGGGCAAAGAGAGGTCCACAAGGGACCTCCTTTGTTCAACCATATTCAGATGATGCAGCCACCCCTATTGTTGGAGGTGGCTATTTTGGTCAATACGTGGACATTGATGGGTATGTGAAAAATGAGTGGGAACTCATTATGCGTTACCGTGATATGACTCTCCATCCAGAATGCGATTCAGCAATTGATGATATTGTTAATGAAGCAATTAATGGTGGTATGGATGATGTACCTGTAGAGGTTGAACTATCCAACCTTAGGGTATCAGATTCACTAAAGAAAAGAATTAGAGAAGAATTTCACAATATCTTAGAACTATTAGATTTTGACAAGAAATCATATGATATTTTCCGTCGTTGGTATATTGATGGAAGATTGTTTTATCATAAAGTTATCGATTTAAAAGATCCTTCCGCTGGATTATTAGAGTTAAGATATATTGATCCAAGAAAGATCCGTAAAGTAGTTGAGTATGAAGAACCAAAAGAGAGAGCAATTCCAGGTAGTATCTCGGATGAAGCAATTACTCGCAAATCGGTTGAATACTATGTCTATAACCAAAAAGGTTTGCGTGGGTATGACACTTCTGGTATCAAAGTTGCTCCTGATGCTATTTGTTATGCACACTCTGGTCTCCTAGATATGAACCGTAACATGGTTCTATCACATTTACACAAAGCAATCAAGTCACTCAATCAACTCCGTATGATTGAAGACAGTCTTGTTATCTATAGATTGTCCCGTGCTCCTGAGCGTAGAATTTTCTACATTGATGTGGGTAATCTACCAAAGGTA